CTATATTTGATGAAAAAGACTTCAAGCGAATCACAAACCCGTTCAAAGTAGAAGATGGGTTTCCCGCTACTCCTCAAGATTTCAATATAATAAGGCCTAAGGTAGACCTCCTTATAGGTGAAGAGACAAAGAGGCCAATGAACTTCAGGGTAGTGAGAACATCGTAGGAAGCTGCATCAGAACTTATGGACAAGGAGAAAGAGATGCTTATGCAATATATAATGGCATCTATTACAGCTCGTATGAGTCCAGAAGAAGCTGAACAATTCTAGCAATAGCTTTAGAATGGAGAAGTGATGCCACCAGAAGCAATTGCTAAGTATATGACAAAAGATTATAAAGACGTTGTAGAGAATACTGCATATCACACTCTCACATATTTAAGAGAAAAACTAAGCTTAGACAATGAATTTATTAAAGGTTGGAAAGATGCTCTTATCGCTGGTACCGAGATATACTACGTGGGCGTGCAGAACGATGAGCCTTATATGGAGAGGGTGAATCCAATGTTCTTTGGATATGACCATAGTCCTGATCTTGAGTTTATTGAAGACGGTTCTTGGTGCTGCAGAAAGATGCGCTTGCCAATGGCTGAAATATACGATAGGTATTACGATAAGCTTACAGAGAAGGATCTCAATAAGCTCAACGAAATGCTTACCGGTAGACCTGTCAACGATATGGGAGATAAAGATATTGTTGATAACTTTGGTGGTGGTATCCGTATGAGAATATACGACAATCCAATATTTGATCAGAAGGGTAGATATACTATTAATGTATGGCACTGTTGTTGGAAGTCGTTCAAAAAGATATATTATGTCACATACTTTGATGAAGCTGGTCAAGCACAAGTAGAAATAGCAGACGAATCCTACAAGAAAACAGGTATGGAAATCTCTGTTGAACCAGATTGGATTATAGAAGTATGGGAAGGATATCGTGCGGGTTCTGATTTATACTTTGGCATTCAGCCTCTTGAATATCAGCACGTATCTCTCGATAACCCAAATTCTCAGAAGCTTCCCTATTGCGGATGCGTTTATTCTAATACCAATAGTCGCCCTAGGTCCTTGGTTAGCATCCTTAAGCCTTTACAGTATATGTATATAGTGCTTTGGTACAGACTGGAGTTAGCTATAGCAAGAGATAAAGGAAAAGTAGTAAATATGGATATTACATAGATTCCTAAATCTATGAATATTACTCCAGACAGATGGATGCACTACTTGTCTAGTGTTGGTGTAAACTTTATTAATCCTTATGAAGAAGGTTGGAATGTACCAGGAAGAGAAGGCGGCAAGCCTGCTACGTTTAATCAAATCACTTCTCTCGATCTTACTATGTCGAACGTAATCGCTGAGTATATTCAGTTAATGGACAAGATCGAACAGTTGGCAGGTACTATATCTGGTATTACAGAACAACGTGAAGGTGCTATTAGTTCTAGTGAGCTTGTAGGTAATGTAGAACGTAGTGTTGTACAGTCTTCACATATTACAGAACCTTTGTTCTGGGCACACAATCAGTGTAAACGTCACGCTTTAAATATGCTGCTTAATACAGCACAAGGTGCATGGAGACAGACTGGCAAACAGAAGCTTAGTTATATCTTCGATAATGGTGAACGCGCATATCTTGATATTACAGAGAAGTTCTACTATGAAGATATGGATGTATTTGTAAGCGATACTTCTAAGGATATGGAGAATATCCAGAAGTTACAGCAGCTTATTCAACCCGCTATGCAAAATGGTGCTAGCTTGCTTGAAGCAGCTGAAGTACTTACTAACGATAACTTCAACATCATTAAGTAGAAGCTTAAAGAGATGCAAGAGCGTCAAGAGCAAGCTGTACAGCAACAGCAAGAAGCTGAACAACAACAAGCTGTACAGCTGCAACAGATGCAGAATGAACAGCGTGAGCAAGAGCTTATGCTTGAAGAAGCTAAGATGGAGCTTGAGCGTTACAAGATTGATGCTGATAATCAGACTAAGATTGCAGTAGCTGAGATTAGTGCATATCGTGGTACAGAAGAGAAGGATGCTAATAACAACGGTATACCCGATCCTATGGAAATTGCTAAGGATGCTACACAGCAACGTAAGATTGCATCAGACGAGTATACTAAGCGTTACGAAGCTCGTCAGAAGAAGGAGATAGAAGATAAGAAGATTGATCTCGAAAAGCAGCGTATGAAGCATGAGATGGAGTTGCAGAAGCAGAAAGATGATGCTGCTCTTGAACGTGAGAGAGTTAAAGCTCGCGCAGCTATTCGTAATAAAGTAGCTGGTGAAAAATGACACGTGCTGAAGAACAAGAGCTTCTATAGCTTACTAGAGAGAACAATCAATTATTAAAACTTATACTAAGATTAGTTTGGCACGACGGAGGTGATGATTTCATGACCAACGTCGTTGCTAATCTACTTAGCAATAGAATAGACGGAGGACTGACGTATGCAAGACCCAACTGAATTTAGACAAAGATTTAAACTTTACAAAGAAGGGAAGATGCCATATGAGAATGGTCTTCCAAAATATGCTGAAGGTACACCTTCGTATGATAGTACCGTGGAGTTTTTAAAGAAGCACGAAGGATTTAAGGATACTACTTACTTGGATGGTAATGGCATACCTACTATTGGCTATGGTTTTACTGATTCTTCTCTTGTTGATAAAGGTACTATAAGTAGAGCTGAAGCTGACCGTAGACTTAAGCAAGAAGTAGCTTCTAGGGAGAAGTTCTTGAGTAAAATGAAGAACTGGGATAGTCTTAGCGAAGGTTCTAAAACGGCATTACGTTCATACTACTATAATTATCCATCAGGTTTTAAACCTACTACTAAGTTTATGAAAGCTTGGAATGCTGGTAATTATGAAGAAGCTATCAGACAAGTTGATGCTGGTATGCACGATAAGAAAAATCCTGGTTTAAGAAAGCGCAGACTTGAAGAACAAGCTCTCCTTAAAGCAGATCCGTTCTTAAGACCTGTATAGACTATACAACCTACTCCAATAGTAAACCAACCTGTATCTACAGCAGTACGTCAAGTTATTCCTGCAGAACAAACAATACCTGCATATGATCCTACAATAAGTCCTTATATCAGCGGTAAACCAATGATTAAACTCAGACCTAGAATACAACTTCCTAATCTTATAGAGTTGATGGAGGACTCTGAATGGGAGCCTGGGTTTCCTGGATTGAAGAATGGAAAGTTGCCTGGGTTTCAAGATGGGCACCAGCAATAGTACAAAAAACATAATGTCGACAATACTTTTGTAGACGAATAGGTAGAAAGATCTTGGAAAGATTAGACATAGTGGGCGGACAAATGGTTGAAAAATAGAGAGAAATAGATGGCCAATAATATAGATACTTATAAAAAATAGATATATAGAGGATCTTCTATCGATCGACTACACGTGGCGCCAATTCCTATTTTAGATTTGTTAGATAAATATAGATTACATAATGCAAGACAAATAATAAAAGAGCAGATCGATTATGCTAAATCTGTACCTATATATGATTTAAGGAGCAATTGGCAATACTTAAAAGCTAAAGACAAATCTTATCATTTACAGGATTTTTTGCAAATGGATGCAGATACACAAGGCGCATGGTTTCCTCCCAGTTACAAAAATGATTTTAAAGACGGAGAAATATTTATAGCCCCGTATGGTGCCTTTCATGATACAAGCTCACCTCTTCATGAATTTATTCATGCTGCTACTGATAAATACTCAATATAGTAGTCCGAAATAGATAAGATTTTTGGCGGATATACAAAGGAAAGTGGACGAAAATATTTTGATAAGTATTTTGATGACTCTAGTGAAGTGTATTCAAGATTGATGTAGTTTAGATATAATAATAAACTAGATCCAAATAAAAAAGTTACCAATAAAGATTTAAACAATTGGCGCAATAACAATAAAATAAAAGATACAAATTTACTTAATAGATATGATAATAATACTCTTTTGAGATTATTTAATGAAGTTGCGCAAAATAATACTGAGGACGATATCTTGTTTATGGCGTCTAATGGAAAGATGCCGTATTTTAAAAATGGCAAATCTCCTATTCATATAAATCCTGCTAATCGCGGTAAATTTAATGCCACTAAGAAACGTACTGGTAAAACTACAGAAGAATTAGCACATAGCAAAAACCCATTGACGAGAAAGAGAGCAATCTTTGCTTTGAATGCTCGTAAATGGAAGCATTAATATAACAGAATAAACTGTAAAAAATTAACTTACATATTATAATATGGCAAAGAAAAAGAATACAATTCCGACAGAATTTGATAACTTGCTTGGTAATATCTATACAAACGCCGAAGAAGGCGGAGGTGTAACAAACCTTGATGATATTAACCCGTTTACAGATGATGTCGATGATGATAAGATACTTGATGAGCCGCCAGTGAAAGATCCTGAGGACGGCAATGAACCGGATCCAAACGAAAAGGATCCAAATGCACACGTGGACGATACTCCGGTCCCTCCCGTGAACAACAACCAAGAACCACCTACACCTCCTGCAGAGCCTCCTGTAGAGGATCCTGAAGATAATGAAGATCCTACAGAAGCCGATGTAATTGAGGCCGAACAAGTTGGCCTCTTCTTCGATGCTCTCGGACAGTCACTTGGGTGGAATATGGATGAGATCGATGAGAAAGATAGACCTCTTACAGTAGATCAGTTGACAGATTATATGAAAGCTGTTGTAACTGAGAACTCCAAGCCTGAGTACGCGGACGATCGTATACAGGCGCTCGACGAGTACGTAAAGAATGGAGGAAAGTTTGAGGATTTCTATCGTAGACAGCAAGAGGCTCTTACTCTTGATAACATTGATCTCGAAGATGAGAATAATCAAAAGGCAGTTGTACGTGAACTCATGCAACGCAGTGGCTATACGGACGAACAAATAAATAAGAAGATAACACGTTACGAGGATAGTGATATGTTGTATGAGGAATCTGAGGATGCTTTGGATAGACTTAAAGAACTCCGCAAGAAGGAAGTAGAAGAAGCTCAACGTCAGCAAGAGGAGCTTGCAAAACGGCAAGAGGAACAATCAAGACAGTTCTTTAATACAGTAAGTAAGGATATCAATGAACTTACTAATATTCGCGGTATTGCAATTCCTAAAGAAGATCGCAAGGCTTTGTTCGATTATATTTTCAAGGTAGATCAGAATGGACAGTCACAATATACAAAAGACTTCAATAAGAATCTTTCAAAGAATCTGATCGAGTCGGCATACTTCACAATGAAAGCTGATTCTTTAATTTCTAGTGCAAAGAATACCGGAGAGACATCCGCTGCTGATAAACTTAGGAAAATGTTAAGGCATAGTGCAAAGAATCATAGCACTTATAATGCCGATGATAAAACAAAATCAGTAACAGACCTTATAGGTGGTATGTTCTGATGCACACAATTATAAATATATATGAATAATACTTTACTTAACAATCTTCAGCTTTATCGCGGAAAGCGTTTCAGCGATTTGGTTGATGAGAACATGATTTCAAACGCATTGCTGACCAAGCCTCATGAGATCTCTGGTCTGCTTTCACTGGTATTTGGTACCAAAGATGACGGTATTTCTACGACTATCGATCTGCTCACAGGTGGTCTGGGTAAGACCATGATTGTTGAGAATCGAGAAGTAGAGTGGGCCGTACAGATTGACAGCGATCACGCTGTTAATATTCGTTTTGCTAAGTGGAATGGTCAGGAGGTATCTCTGGCTAACTATAACCAGAACACCATGACTCCTGGTCTTGGCAACACTCCTATTTACCTCGGTTTGGAGGAGCGTTGGTTCGGTCCTGGTGCCGTTCTTAGCTTCGACGATTTCCACTTCCAGGTTCGTACTACTGGTCTTCCTTATCAGGATGGTAGCACCTGGGTATACGAGTGTTATGTAATTGATGGTTCACAGGCCGCTTATATTCCTGGTGAGCTCCTGCTTCCTGGTCGTCAGGTAAGCCGTATCGGTTCTGCTTACGAGGAGTACAGCGACGAGGCTGATATCATCAACTATCAGACTCCGTTTAAGATGCGCAACCATCTGCAGAATCTTCGTCTGACCTACGATATCACTGGTGATGCTTACAGCACCGTACTTGCTATCGCTCTGACTGATCCTGAGACTGGTAAGAAGTCTTATCTGTGGTCTGACTATCAGTACTGGAAGGCTCTGCGTGAGTGGAAGAAGCGTGAGGAAACCGCTCTGCTCTTCTCTAAGAGCAACCGTCTGAGTGATGGTACTTACATCAATAAGGGTACCAACGGTCGTCCCGTTCCCACGATGTCTGGTCTGTTCGAGCAGATTAGCCCGGCTAACATTCGTTACTACACCAAGCTGACAGCTGAGCTGTTTGAGGATTATCTGTTCGACCTCTGCTACAACATCCTCGGTACTAACGAGCGTAAGTTCGTTGCTCTTACCGGTGAGATGGGTATTCGTGAGTTCGACCGTATCCTGAAGGAGAAGGTTGCTAGCTTTAACCTGTGCGATAATGTATTCGTTACTGGTAGTGGCCAGAACCTGACCCTCGGTGGCCAGTTCACTACTTACAACATGACTAATGGTATTACGCTGTCTCTGAAGCGTTGTCCTATGTTCGACAATATGGAAATGTTCCGTCAGCTTCACCCGCTGACTGGTAAGCCTCTGATGTCTTACACGTTCCTGTTTGTTAACATTAGCAACTTCGACGGTCAGTCTAACATCGTTAAGGTTTGTCGTAAGGGTCGTGAATTCGTTCAGTGGTATACTGGCGGTTCTGTAGCTCCTAATGGCTACGCAAACAGCATTAACACACTCCGTTCTAATAGCCGTGATGGTTATCAGGTTCACTTCCTTGGTGAGGTTGGTATCATCGTACGTAACCCGCTGTCTTGTGGTATTCTGTACTGCGATGCAGAGGATACTGAGATCGCTAATAGCGGTATTTAATGCACATATCAAAAATATAAGTATTCGACGGGGGTCGAAAGACCCCCTGTTCGATACTCAACATACTAATGTAAATTATGGTAGTTGAACTTAAGATTAAAAAGAAGAATCCCTGGATTGGGCTGGTAAAGTATAAGAATTGTTTTGATTACATTGCCCCATATTATACACGTTCCGGGTCGATATATACGGGTCTCACCCCAGAAGATGAGAAGTATTTTGAGAAAGCTCTTGGTTATGAAGATGGACATCTCTCTAAGACGTCTGACTTTTGGACTACATTCTCAGTAAAGATTGGTGCACGTACACTTATTCTCGACGATTCTATTCCTCGTCAGGCTATGATTATTAAGTTCCTTAGCGGTCACAAACGTGTCGCTACATCGCTTGATAAGCTTGATGCTGGTAAAGACTATCTGTTGATCAACCGTGAGGCTGAGGCAATTGAGCAGAATAAGCAGAATAAGATGCGTCGTGATGCTATTAAGGAATTCGATAAGTTGTCGCTTGAGCAGATGCGTCAGTGTCTCAGACTGTTTGGTATGAGTGCAGATCGTATGTCTAATGAACTTGTTGAGTCTACTCTGTTTAATCAAGTTGATAAGAATCCTAAGAAGTTCTTTGATAAGTGGGTAAATAACAAGTCTAAAGAGACAGAGTTCCTTCTTGAGAATGCTATTGCAAAGGGTGTTATTCGTAAAGATAAGACACATTACTTCTATGGTACAGATATGTTTGCTGATTCGCTTGTTGACGCTATCGCATATCTTGACAACAAGAAGAACCAAGATTTGAGGCTTTCTATTATTAACGAAGTAGAAAATAAGTGATCTAACGATCAATACAACGAGATATGGCGCACAACGATATTAAAATAAAATTCATGATTGAATATGACAAAGCCAACGTTACTTCGTCATATCCGTCGCTTACAAATTACGAAATTGCTACAATTCTTAATAAAGCCTATCTTGCCTTAATAGCATAGAAGGTTACTGGCAATAACCAGAGGAGAGCTCCGTTTGAAGCAGATACAAAAGCTATATCGGACATACAGCCTCTTGTTGTCACATCTACTTAGAATACAAATCCACAGTCAGGATTCGCTAATAATTCAATGCAATATAGTTTACCTTCAGATTTCTTGTATTATGTAACAAGTGTTGTAAAATTGTCTGGTAAAGATGCTATAGTAGATCTTGTTAATCATGAAATTGCAAAGAAATTTAAACAAACACGCGTCAACCGTCCTTGGATAAAGGATGCTGTTGGTTATATAGAAAATAATACGCTTATTGTACTATATGATAATTATTATGACGCGACTCCTGGGGAATTACAGATTACTTATGTAAAAGAGCCATCTAAGTTTACAGACGAGTTTAATGGTACGTTTGAGTTGAATGATACAATGGCAGAAGAATTAATCTCCCTTGCAGTAATATTTGCTCTCGAAAATGTAGAGTCTACTAGACTTACTGCTAAGGTACAAACAAGAGGACTTGAAGCATGACATTACAAGAAACAAGACAACTTGGTATAGAAGTTGAGCGCAGGCTTCAAACCATTCTGCCTACGTTTAAACTTGAAAATAAGATCGATACTGAAGATATATACGCGTTTCTTAATCAATTCCAGAAACAGTATATAGATGAATTATATAGATAGAATGACAATGTGGCTTCTGGGTCACGTACAGCTGTTCTAATCGAAGATCTTTTACGAACCTTAACAACACACAAGCCGCTTCTAAATGGCGCGTCAGACGACTCAGCAGACGTTAGGAATACAGTATTTACACTACCTGATGACTACTATGCATATGTACGTTCTGTCTCTAGTATTACTGGTAATTATAAAAACCCAGTATTGAGTGCTAAAGTGTCGAATGTATTGGTTAAACAACCTGAGGCAAACTCCGTAATTAATCAAGCGTACGATCAGCACAGGATACTTAGAAATCCTGTTGCAGTACTTGAGCAAGGTAAAATAAAAATAATCCATGATGAATATACTACAATAAACGATGTAGATATTACATATATAAAATTACCAGCAGAATTTAGTATACTTACTGATACTGCGTGTGAATTACCAATGGAATGTTTTAATGATCTTGTCGCAGGGGCAACCGATTTGTATATAAGACACCTTACCGCTACACAACCAAAACAACAACCAAAGAAATAGGAGGCTGAAGAATGACAAATATTGAAGTAATTGCGAACTTTGAGCGTGAAATAAATAAGCTTGATGATGCTGCAAATAAGCCTGCTACTGAAGATTCTTTGTTTTGGTTAAACCAGGCCGTTGCT